CCTTCGCCGAACTGCCCAACGGATGGATTGTGGGATGCCTTTATGGCACGGCTGATTTGGATTCCGACAACACCTCGGCCATCATCCGTTCCAAGGATGCGGGGGTGACCTGGGAGGCGCTGACGGGGTGGAACCGGGCTACTTACCATCCGCGTCATATGCACTTCGTCTGTTGGGACTCGGTGCGCAATGTCCTGTGGTGCGGGGGCGGCGATGGCCTGGCCGCCTCGAAGGTCGGGTATTCGACGGACTACGGCACCACCTGGCACGCCTGGGAGAACTCGTGGCAAGCCGTCGGAGTGGTTCCGCTCGAGAATGGCGTTCTCCTGCTGTCCGACCATAATGAGGATAGTTATTCAGCGCACTACGTGGCCGGGAAGACCCTTGCTGAAGTCCTCGCGGTGCCGATCACCACGACGACTTACGTAGCCTACGCTCCAACCACGCAGCATCCCATTGGGATATCTGCGCCGGATCTGCTGCAAAAGGCCGGCTTTGCCTGGGTGGGGTGGAAAGACCCTGCGACTGGTGTAGTGGCGGCGGCCTGGGGAGAGGGCCAATTTCAAGATGCTGGTGTGCTGGCGGGCTCCTGCGAGGAAGACGGCACCGGGAAGCCCTGGCACAACATCGAGTGGGACGACGCCGGAAGCTCTTGGTTTGGACAGATCTACGGCCAGATGCCCAACGAGTTCCTGACAGGCTGGGACGGCTGGATGTACTCCTACGCCACCACGGGCGGCATCTCCCGCTGGCGCTGCATCCCGCCCGACTGGATCATCCACGTCCATCCCACCGAGGGAACCGCCTGGGGTTCCGGCGCCGAGGACGATCCCATCAACTACCTGCCGGATGGCCTCTACCCGCAGCCGAGGAAGATCAAGCTGCTCGCCGACTGGCCCGCAAACGCGGCGCTCGGCGCTCCTGGCCTCGTGGTCGATTGCGATGCCTACACTCTGGGCGCGGATGTCTCGGGCACGCTGTCCGTGGACGAGGGCTTCGAAGGGGGGGCCGTGCCGACCAACTGGTTCAACGAAACTGTTGGGGGTGGAGCACTGCCCGACTACACCCACGCCGCAGCCCCGAGCCCGCACGGAGGCAGCCGCGCCGTCAAGGGCGTGATCGGCAGCACCAACTTACACGCCTGCCGCTCCCGGCGCAACACCACCGGACTGACGGCGCTTACCGAGGGACAAGATCACTGGCTTGACTTCTGGTATTACCTGGACGAGGCATCGTTCCGGGGACCCTGCTACATCGCCAACTGGGTCAACGGCGGCAGCATCCAGATCGGCACGCAGACGGATCGCCAGGGGACCACGCGCCTGGTGCTCAAATACTACTCCCCAGACTCCGTGCTCTACGGCCCCGATTCCTGGACGCCGGTCGAAGTGCCCCTGCAAACCTGGTTCCGCGTCACCGCCAGGTGCCGGTTTGCCGCTGCGACGGCGCCCTACGCCGGGCAAATCCAGATATGGCTGAACAACCGCCAGGTGCTCAACATCCACGGCCTCAAGACCTGGAACGGCAGCGATGCGCGCAGTTTCGCCGTCGGCATCACCAACGCTGCCACGGCTAGCGGCACTCGCACGGCGATCTGGGATGATGTGAAGGCCAGCATGGGCACGGGCGCCTTCGATCCCCGGAAGCCGACCGCGCATCAACTTTACGGCAGTCGACAGCTGATCCTGCCGGACGGGGTTTCGGCGTGATTGTGTCCCTCGAAACCGCCGTCAACGCCCGCGCCGTGGCCGTCTTCGCCAACGCCACCGCCACCCTGGGCGCCAGCGTCGTCAGCGGCGTCTATCGCGCTCCCGGTGCCGATGCCCTCGGCATCGCCGGCACCCAGCCCACCTTCGAGTGCCTGGAATCGGCCCGGGCCGCCGCAAGCCTGGACCGCGGCGATACCGTCACCGTCACCTGCGCCGCCCTGTCCGTCAGCGCCGTCGCCCACGTCGTCACCGACGTCCGCCCGGACGGCTTCGGCCTGGTCACCCTCGGGCTTGACCGATGACCCACGCCCGCCAGCAAATCCGCGAAGCCGCCGCCACGCTGCTCACCGGCCTCACCACCACCGGCAGCCGCGTGCATCAGTCGCGCCTGCCCTACGCCACGCTCGACGACACCCTGCTGCCGGCCCTGCTCGTCGTCACCGAGGACGAGCAGGTCGGCCAGGCCACCGTGCACGGCCGCCTCGAGCGCCGCCTCACCCTCAACGTCGCCGGCCTGGCCAAAACCGCCGCCAACCTGGACGACACCCTGGACAGCATCGCCGCCGAAGTCGAGACCGCCCTCGGCGCCGCGCCCACCATGTCCGGCAAATGCACCTTCCACGGCCTGATTGGCATCCGCGTCGGCCTGGACGACAGCCTCGAAAAGCCCGTCGGCCGCATCGACCTGAGCTTCGAGGTTCTCTATTTCACCAACGCCGGCGCCCCCGGCACCCTTGCATAGGAGCGCATCATGACCGCAAAAGTCTGGAGCGGCGTCGCAATTGCGGTTCAGTCCGCCCTGGCCACCGCCCTTACCGTCACCGGCATCACCAAGGCCAACCCGGCCGTCGTCACCTACACCGGCACCGACCCCAGCAACGGCGACTACGCCCTGCTCAAGATCCAGGGCATGCACCAGCTCGACTACCGCGTCGTCCGCGTCGCCAACGTCAACGGCGCCGGCAACACCTTCGAGTGCGAGGGCGTCGATTCCAGCGCTTACGACACCTTCAGCAGCGGCACCGCCGAGGTCATCACCTTTGGCACCACCCTGTCCATCGTCGGCAGCCTTTCCGTGAGCGGCGGCGATTTCAACATGATCGACGTGACCACGGTTCACGACAGCGTCAACAAGCAGATCCCGGGCAACGCCAACCCCATCGTCATCAGCATGACCTGCGACTGGGACCCGTCCGACGCCGGCCTGGTGGCCCTCAAATCCGCCAGCGACGTCAAGGCCGTGCGCTGCATCCGCGTGACCTTTTCCGACGGCTCCAAGGTGGTCTTCGCCGGCTACGTCGGCGCCACCGCCTTCCCCACCGGCAGCGCCCAGCAGCGCGTCGAGACGCCTGTCCAGATCACCGCCTACGGCCGCACCACGGCCTACGCCACCTGATGGCCAGCCTGACCCGCAAGACCCTGCAGGCGCCGGTCCTCCGCAAGGAGGCCGTCCCCTGTCCGGCCCTCGGCGGCGACGTCGTCGTCCGCATGCTGCGCCTGTCCGAGCGCCTGGCCCTGCTCGATCGGCTGCGCGCCGATGCCGGCGCCCGCTATGCCCAGATGGCCGAATTGCTCGCCGTCTCCGTCATCGACGCCGAGACCGGCGCCGCCCTGATGAACGCCGAGGAATGGGACCTCTGGGCCGCCGAACACTGGGACGAGGCCGTCGCCATCCTGGAGGTGGCGAAAAGCCTGTCCGGCTTCGACGCGGAGGCCGTCGAAAAAAACTGAGCGCGGCGCCCGAGCGTAAGGCCGCCCTGCGATTGGCCGTCCTGCTCGGGCGCACGGTCGAGGAACTGGGGGAAACGATGAGCGCCGCCGAATTCGCCGAACACCTGGCCGTCATGGGGCCCGCCCTGCATGGCCAGGATCCGGCGCTCCTGGCCGGCGGCATCGTCGCCGCCACCGTTGCCAACTGCCACCGCGGCCGCGACGTGGCCCCCTTCACCCCGGCCGATTTCCTGCCCGAGCGCGCCGGCGGCCGGCCCCCCGAGGCGCCGGTCCAGGGAACCGCCGCCGACTTCGTCGCCGCCCTGGGAGGCTGACATGGCCGACCCGCGCACCCAGATCGTCATCAGCGCCCGCGACGAGACCCGCGCCGCCTTCCATGCCGTCGAGCAGGGCATGGCCGGCCTCGCCGCCGCCGCCGGCCGCCTGCCCGTCATCGGCGCCGCCCTGGCCGGCCTGTCCTTCACCGGCATCGTCAAGGGCGCCATCGACAGCGCCGCCGCCATCGACGACATGGCCGAGGTCACCGGCGCCAGCGTCGAGAACCTCAGCAAGCTCCAGGCCGTCGCCAAGGTCAGCGGCGTCGACATGGGCGTCGTCGAAGGCGCCATGGTGCGCCTCACCAAGGCGCTGGCCGGCGCCGACGACGAAAGCAAGGGTGCCGCCAAGGCCCTGGCCGCCATCGGCCTGTCCATGCAGGACCTGCGCCAGATGGACAGCGCCGACGCCCTCACCGCCGTCGCCCTGGCCCTCAACAAGTACGAGGACGGCGCCGGCAAGACCGCCGCCGCCATCGCCATCCTGGGCCGGAACGGCGCCCAGGCGCTGCCCTACCTCAAGGACCTGGCCGAGGCCGGCACCGTCAACGCCACCGTCACCGCCCAGCAGGCCGCCGAGGCCGAGAAGTTGCAGAAGGCATGGAACCGCATGACCAACGACGTCGCCACCCTGGCGCGCACGATCGTCATGGATCTGGTTCCCGCCCTGCAGAAGCTCACCGGCCTGGCCAACCAGCCCGCCGTCGGCGTCGGCGGCGCCCTGGCCGCCAGTCTCGACCGGGCCCTGGTCGGCGGCAACATCCAGGCCCGCATCCGCGAGCTGCAAGACGAGCTGGACGCCCGCGAGAAAAACCGCGCCACGCCTGGCAGTCTGACCAACGGCGGGCTGATCGGCACCCTGGCCGGCATCAGTGACGAAGGCTTGCGCCGGCGCATCGCCGGCCTCAAGGAACTGGCCAGCGCCGAAGCCCTGGCCAAGACCGCCTACGGCAACGAAGGCCGCGCCGCCGGCGTCGGCGCCAAGGGCCGCCTCGATCCCGGCATGTTCGCCGCCGACAAGGCCGGCGCCGGCAAGAAGGCCGCCGGCGCCGCCGGCGGCGTGGAAGACTATGAGGCCCGCATCGGCCAGATGGCCGCCGGCGCCATCAGCGGCTCCGCCGTGGTCAAGGCGCGCGAGTTCGCCGATGTCATGGCGCGCCTCGACAGCCTCTATTTCGACGCCGGCCTCGAAGCCGAAGTCTATGCCTCCGCCGTCGAGCGCCTGGCCGGCATGACCGACAAGGCCGCCAAGGAATCGGACCGCCTCGGCCAGCTCCTTGCCGCCACCCCCACCGCCAAGCTGGAAGAAGCGCGCCAGGACGTGCAACTGCTCGCCGACGCCCTGGAAGCCGGCCGGATCAGTGAGGAGCAATACCTCGAAGCCGTCAGCGAGCGCCTTGGCCTGGTGGCGGAAAAGACCCAGGAGGCCGGCAACTTCGCCCGCGATCTCGGGCTTACCTTCACCTCCGCCTTCGAAGACGCCGTCGTGGGCGGCAAGAGCCTGTCCGACGTGC